AAAAGAATTAGTTCCAGGAGTTGTCGTTTATACTAATGCAATTAACTATGACGGATCTTTAGTTTTTGATATAGAAGAAGGAATTTCTAGTGCAAAAATAGAGTGGGAGTTAGCAGGAGTAAAAACAGATAACGCAGAGGCTGGGAAAAACACAGAACTTAGAGACACCTTTGTGGTTCCAGTTCCATACAGCGAGGAAGATATTAAACATTTTGCTGGTTTTAAGGGTGAGTTTTTTTCATCTCTTTCAAACCTCTTCCTTGAGAATCTTGGCCCACTCGAACATGACTATAAGTTAGGGTATGGACTTTCTACAACCTGGCATGATCAATACAGCATATTAAAATATGGAGTTGGGCAAAAGTTTGTAAATCATGTTGATGACCACAAAGATTATCATAGAAGGATGTCGACAATATACTATATTAATGATAACTACGAAGGTGGAGAAATTGTGTTTCCAAGATTTGGAATAACATATAAGCCTGCAGCAAATGACTTTCTTGTTTTTCCATCAACATATGTTTATAACCACTCAGTATTGCCAGTAAAATCTGGAGAAAGATATGCTGTAGTTAGTTGGTTGAAATGATTTTGTCGTGTGATGGTATTACCCAAGAAAAATTTTTTGATTACGTGTTTGATAGTGTATCTATTAGTAACTTTTCTATAAAAAATGATGATGGGCCAGTAATGCAAATACCTGGAGAAACCTATCTGTTCCACACAGATGGTGCTTTTGGTCATTCAATGATGGACATATATGGACAATTTAAAATTTTACAGTTAAAGTATAAAGACATAAAACCATTTTTTTATGAAACCCATGATAGACGTTTTAATCAAAACAAAGTAACAATAGATCAGATGCATTTTCTTGGGCACAAGGATTCAAAAGTATTTGATATTTCAGTTGGTAATTATTCTTTTGAAAAAGTAATAATGTTTTTTGACATGAACCTAACATTCCCGCAAGAGTTTTACTCAAGCAATGGGGCAACAAGATCACTACAATATTTTCCATTTTGCACTTGTTTTGCAGGCGGAGGCAATGGACAACTTCCCTGTGGACAAAGCGAACATTTTAAGTATAACTATTTGGCAATAGATATTTTAAAAGAAAATTTTAAAGAATTTTATAATGATAAAAAAGAAGGAAATGTTTTTGTTTCAAGAGAAAGATTTAACAACTTTCGTAAAAGTCAAATTGAATTTTATTCAAAGAAAGAGGTTCTTTCTGAAAAAGACAAGGGTGATTTCTTGTTTGCTAAATGGAGGTACTGTGAAAAAGAAGACTCTATACAAAAAAAATTTAAAGATAATGGGTGGACAATTATCTATCCAGAAGATTACGGTCTAATAGAACAGATAAAAATTTTCAGTTCTGCAAAAAATATTGCAGGAACCTCTGGCACTTGGATATTCCATTCTTTTTGGGGGAACAAAGAAACAAACATGTTTGAAATTTCAGCAATTCCAAACCATAGATATCATTATAAAGAGTTTGCAGACTATGCGGGGATAAATCATTCTTATATCAATGTTGTTGATCTATCTGAAGAAGAGTCACTAAGTTTAATTCAAGAAAATATAGACAAAATAAGCAAAAGAGAGGGTTAAAATATAAAATGTCAAATTTACCAGCAATAGACATGGAACTTGTTAGGCAAGCAACTGCTGAAAACAGAATTCATGTTTTTAAAGATGTATTTGCGGATCTACCGTCATTGGACACAATAATGTCAATGGTTTCTAAGTATGTTGATGAAGATTTAACAGCCTTTCCAGATAGATCATACCTTTTAAATGATTTTGTTGAGGGTGAGTCTTCTGACATGAGATTAAAATGTAGATTTTGGTCAAGAATGGCTTTTCAACTGTACGATCCAAAAGATCTTTATATGTCAATAATTCCAGAACTTGCTCCAGTAACTAAGTGGGGGCTTTCTCAATACTCAGAAGATATTTATACTGGAAACTTTTGTTTGATATCTTTAATGAAAAACAGGGGAGTTGTTGGAAGCAAGCATAGAGACTATGTTGATCAATTCCAATGGGTAGTTAAGGGCGAAATGATTTGGCGTACTGGAGAAAACTTAGAAAATGAAAACCATGTGGTAGAGGGCGATTTTATATTTGTTCCTAAAAATCTTGCTCACGAGGTTGAAACAATAAAAGCCCCAAGAGTAGCAATAAACCTTATTTTAAGAAACTAAAAAGCACCTACAGTTTCCCATAGGTGCCTTTAGTTCTTATAATTTACTTGGGAAATTTAGACATCCAGGACTTAGTCCTTGGAGTCATGCCCTTCCAGGCAGTCCAGTTCTCTCCACCATTACTCATGTGGTGTGCAATTTGTGCATTTAAGACTGGGTTAAAAAGTTCAGCATTTGACGATAACTCAAACTTGTCTCTACGGTCTGGACCAAGCGAGTCAATCATGTTGATCTGGAATATTCCATATGAAGAGTCTCCAGTGTTCTCATTTCCGTTAAAAGCAAATGGACGGCCATTAGATTCTTTCTTTGCTACAGCCCAAGCCTCAACAAGGTTTTGACCCTTGAAGCCAACTAGGGATAGCATCTTCTTTAGTTCTAAATCTGTAAGAGATGTCTTGTTTGCAAAACTCTCCAACATTTTTTCCTTAGAAACCAAAAAAACCTCTTTCGAGGTTGTGTCCGATGTCTGAGCCTGTTCTATGCTCAAGTTGTTTTTAGTATCAAGATCTGGGGTAGCGTTGGCAGCATTAGAAAAAACACTTACAAGTGCTACGATACTGAGTGTGCTAATGATCTCTTTGTTTCTTTCGATAAATTTAATCATAGTTTCCTCCTTAGAAAACAATAACACCCTGGTAGGTGTTACTACCAAGTATAACATAAAATTATGTCAAAAGTCAACTTTATAGGGTGGTATAATAAATATTATGCCTGTATCATCATCTAACTATCCTACCATGAAGTATCCTATTGCTTCAGATCCCGTCAATGTACACGGAGATTTTAAGGTATTGGTTGATGCTTTAAATAATATTTTACCACCACTGGGAATGACTAGCGTTTCTTCTCCTGTAAGAAATAATAATAGTTCTACATTAATTGCTGGAACTCCCGTCTATATTTCGGGAAATGTTTCTCATGGTGGACAGATGAAAACGACGGTAGAAAGATATAACCCATCAAGTTCAACCCATAACCCAGATTCACCTATTCTTGGATTAATACAAACAGGAATCCCTGGATTAAGCGATGGTGTTGCAGTTGTTTCTGGAGTGCTACAAATGAATACAACAGGACTTGGATCTCCTGGAACTAAAGTTTATATAAACTCTAGCGGAGAACTTGTTGGTGGAAGGCCTTTAACTGGTCCAGCAAGATATGTTGCTGTAGTTGCGGTTCAAGGAACACAAGGTTTAATAGTTGTTCAGACAAAAGGCAACGGTACATGGGGAGCATTAAAAGACGGATTGTCGTGATATAATAACATTATGGCAACCTTTAGAAACCAACCCACAGATTCTTATGCACTAGGTGCAGCACCACCAGAAATTAGGTGGACAGTTGTCCGTGGAGATTCAGCAGCATTTCGTGTTTATGTGACAAATGATGCAAGGGTTCCTCTTCTTCTTGAAGACTGGGAAGTTGCTATGGATATCTATAGACCTTCTACTGATGATGTTGTTTTGTCTTTATCCCCTGAGCCAATTGAGTTTCAGGATGAAGAAGGAAGTTTTACAGTTAAATTAACATCTGCACAATCTCAACTTCTTGAGACAGGAGATATCTTCGACATACAACTCACAGAACTTCTATCAGAAGGCAGAGTTTGGACGGTAGCCAAAGGCTCAATGGTTATCCTTGAAGATGTAACACAGTAATGCCAACACACCAATTAGCGCATGCACAGATAACGGATCTTGATTTAAGAAGAATCCGTATAGATCATATTCAGCCAAAAGCAAGAGTTCAAGAGGTTTTGCCATTTAGAGTTAAGTTTACAAACGTAAGTGTGTTTGGATATTCCAAAACAAATCCACCCCCAATCCCATTGCAAGTTATTGGCTATAGCAACTACATTCTTTGATAGGATTATTAAAAGGGGTGTTATAATTACCACATGGCTAAAGTATCCATTCCAGCAGTTAAGAGTCTATTCCAAACAGGTGATAGACCAACTCAAGAAAATTATGTAGATTTAATCGACACCGCAACTGCTCAGTCAACAGACTTGGGCTCTTCAGGTAATAATGAAAATACAATCAATGGTATTGAGAACTTAACTGTTGTTGATAACTTTGACGCTACAGTTTGGCGTATGGTCAAGTATATTGTTTCAATATCAAAGACCTCTGCAGGGGACAACAAGTTCTATGCAACCGAACTAACAATTCTCGTTGACGGTACAAATGTAAATGTCAGCGAATATGGAACAATCGACAATGATGGGAATATTGGCACCATTAATGTCTCTCGCACTGGAAATACCGTGGCTTTAACAGTCACTCCAGACCCTGCGATCAAGCCAGTCACAGTTCGTTTCGCACGAATTGGACTTAAGGCATAACTAAGGAGATATAAAAAATGGCAACAGTAAATAAAGATTTTAAGATTAAGAGTGG